GCCTTATCGCAAGAGTTAGAGAACTCTACACGCTTATATCTATTGGAGAGACAGAGGAGACGGACAAATGAGAGAATTCTTTTCACGATTAGCTCGGTGGCTTTTGCCTTTATTGTTGCAAAAATTATCGTCTTTGCACTCACGTTGCGTGGCATACGGGTGCCAAAATGGGTTAAAATCATCGTCTAAGAATGACGATGGCAAGGTAAGCGAATCGCCCCCCAAACTAAACCCGGGCATACAAACAAATTTCAAACACGAAATCTTACGGAAGTATGGGTGTTATTATTTCTGTCTATTACGATGGGCTGAAGAAATTAGCGATTTTCGTATCGTGGATGACGAACAAATCATAGGTTTGTATTCTCACTTTGTCTCTCGAAGGTGGCTTACGGACCAATGCAAAGTTATCCAACCTGTTTTGATACTCAATCAGCTTGTCGGGACAAATGTTTTTAACACGGTAACTCACGAGGCCCTGCGTCCTGCGGATTATATCACAGTGGAGAGGGTCAATCATGGCACATGGCCGCACTTCATACTCCACATCGGTACTAAGATATGGGATAGCTGGGCAACTCCAGGGGAGTACACTGCGGTAAACTGGCGGAGAATTATCTGAAGAAATATGCCGCACTTGCTAGCTTTCAGGTGCGGCAAAAAATAATGTTGAAGGTAGAATGAAAACAGTCAAGATCGATGGCGAGATAGGGTATAGCTGGTGGACGGGTTCTGGCGTTACCGCTAAAACCGTCAAGCAACAGTTAGAAGGAATCCACAGCGGCGAAGAGATAGAAGTCGAAATAGATTCCCCCGGAGGATCGGTCTATGAAGGTGTAAGAATATTTAATCTGATAAGGGATTATGCCAAAAACGGACACCCTATAGCAACACGCATAAACTGCCAGGCATTAAGCATGGGTGCATATATTGTCCATGCCGCCCGTACCGTGGATAAAAATGCCGTCGTATCGGTTTGTGAAAACTCCGTCTACATGATCCATAACCCATGGATGTACACATGGGGGGATTACCGCGAACTAAGAAAAGATGCGGAATACCTTGAAAAGCTGGCGGCAATGTACGGATCGGTGCAATCTGCCATTTCCGGAAAGACGGAAAAGACAATCAGAAAGGCAATGGACGAAACCAGCTATTACGTTGGGAAAGAAATCGTAAATGAAAATTTCGCAAATAATTTTGATGCAATTATCCAAGACGACGCAAGCGGAAAAAGTGAGATAGGAGTTGTCGCAAGAGACAGCTTAATTATAAATGCAAAGTGTGCGTTTGACAAAGCAGTGGAAAACGCAATAACCGCAGGCAAGACCAACGGCAAAGCATACAGAAAAGACATGAAAAAAGCCGCCGCATTTTTCCAAGGATACCGAGCCCCCGCCTCTGAAATTGCAGCAACCTTGGAGGCAGGGCCTAACATAAACATTATAAACAAACCTGACGGAGGAGAAGAAAACATGACCCCTAAAGAGCTACAGGCCAAAAACAAAGACTGCTATGAAGCTGTCTTTGCGCTTGGCAAAGAAGCCGCGCTGGAAGAGGAACGCGCAAGAGTCCAGGCTCACATTATGCTGGGCAAAGAGGCGGGCGCATTGGAACTCGCCGTCAAGTACATAGAGGGCGGGGAGTCTAGCATGGACGAAAAAGTCCGCGCCGAGTACACAGCCGCGAACATGCGGAAAGACCGTATAGACGCAAGGAACGCTGACAACCCTGGTGATATAAATACCGGGGACGATGAGGGTGGTGCCGATTCTGCCGCCCTTACCAAGGCTTTTAAGGCTGGATTGCAGGGTAAAAAAACAGGGGGAGATTAATGAGCGAAGTCAATTTTCGCACAATCGTTAGCCAAGAATTACAGCTTGGCAATTGTGAATTCGAGCAAGGCCAAATTAGCCTTAGCGGCGGGAGGCTCCTTAAAGCGGGAACAATCCTTAAAAGGGAGGCAGATCGGATATTTGCGATAGCGGAAGAGGGCGACACATTTATCGCCGTGGTTCCGTTTGACATAAAAAACACAGGCCCTACCAATGCGACCTTTGGTTTTAGGGCCATTATTTCTGGACGGGTACGCAGGGACTTGCTTAACATCAACGACGCAACGACAATCACGAGTGCCCATGCCGACAACCTGCGGGCCAACGGCAATATAATAGCGGTGGAAACCACCGACATATCCAGGGTAAGCCCCAGCTAACAAGGAGTAAAGAAATTATGGCAAACAGCATAATGCCCGACATGCTTCAGCATGTCGCCGAGATGTTCCAGCAACAGCCCGACGCGAGAAACATGGGATTCCTTACCTCCCTTTTCAAGGTGGGGCCGGACAGTTTTACCGACGTTGACAAAATCAGCATGGACATGGTATACGGGGGAAATGACATGGCTCCCGTTATTCGCGATCTTGGCACCGGCGCGGTCGTGGTAACGATTGACAGGTTTGAAAACATGGAAGTCCCGTTCCCCGTTTACTCGCTGGAAACGCCCGTAAACATCAGGGAACTCATGAACCGTATGCCTGGCGAAAACGCCTTCCTGACCACCAGGGGTGTAAACTGGATGGGGCGCATGGCGAAACTAATCAAAGACGGCACGACCCGACACATTCGCATGATCAAGAACGCCATGGAGGGTCAGGCGGCGCAGGTACTTACGACCGGCAAATGCACGCTTACCGACGAGGACGGCAATGAGATAAACGTTCTGGACTATCAGATACCTGCCGCCCATTTCCCGGAAGTGGCCGTGCCGTGGACTGAAAGCGGCGCAAAACCGATAGACGACCTGAATACCCTGGATAATACCATCCGCCCGGCGGCGCAGTGCGACATGGCAAACTACATCATGGGCAAGGATGCATGGAGTAACTTCCTGAAAAACGAGCAGGTACACAAAAATCTTGACACGAATATCTTGAACACCATGCAAATCGCGCCGGAAATGCGCGACAAAGGCGCGGCTTACCTTGGGCAGCTTAACCTTGACGGCAAGATCAGGATGTTCTGGGGCTACGATGCGACATATAACCCCTGGGGGAAGCCGGGCACCACGGAATATTTTCTTGATCCTGGAAAGGTTATCGCGCTCGCGGCATACGAAAAGCTCGACTTTCGACGGTATTTTGGCGGCATACCAAACATCAAACTTGATCCCGTTTTCGATCCACTGTTTGGTAACAAGCTTACGGTCGAGGGCCAGTATGATTTTAAAATTCGCGTGTGGTTTGACGAGGCGGCGGAAACCTACAAAGGCCGCACAAGGAGCCGGCCGCTTTGCGTCCCGGCGTCAAAATTGCGCTTTGGCTGCATGACGGTTATACCGGCATCGGCATAGGGGGTATTGTATGTACATTGTCGCACCCAGAAATTCGTTTATCACCGCCCGTGGCAATATTGGCCCAGGCGGGGAAATCAGAAAAGAAGATTTTGCAGCCGAAGACTCTTTTTTAAGGCTGGTTTCGCAAAACGCATTGTCGCCGGCAAATCAAACGAGGTGCTGGAAAAGGAAGCCCGCGAAAAAGAAGCGGCCAATGCGAAGGCGGCCAAGGAAAAAGCCGACAAGAAAAAATTGGATGCCAAAGCCCTAGAGACGGCGCAAATCGCCCTTAAAAACGCACAAGAGGCACGGGAAACGGCAAAAGAAGCGGTAGATAAAATTTCTGGCGAGCTTGTCAAAGATCGTAAAGCCCAACTTAACGAACTTGCAAAGAAGGTCGAGAGCCACGAAAAAGCGGTAAAGGATGCCGAGGCCGCATCCGAAAAGGCCAAGCCCGAACAAAAAGAAGCAACCGAAAAAAACCTACTTACCGCAATGGAAAACCTTGAATCGGCAAAAAAGGGACTGGAAGAATTCCAAGTGACTGCCACCCAGGAAACACCGGAGCTTTTAACGGCTCTTGCCACGTTGGAAAAAGCAAGCGACGCCTTAATCGAAGCCGAGGCCAATGTGGCGGAAGCGGAACAAGCGGTAAAAAAGGCGAGCTGATGGCGGAAAACTTGCGGGAAAAGGCAAACAGGTATTTGGAGAAAACCCTTGAAAACCCAAAGACAGGGGGGACATCCTACACCGTCATTGACCCGCAAAACAACCATTACCCCGTTATCGGCACGGTGGGCGACACGCACCTTGCCGTGGACGAAAGCGGCCAAACGGTACAGACAAAACAGGTCGTGGTAACGTGCCTTATGCGTCGGCTTACGGTGGAGCCTAAAAAGGGCTGGCGGGCGCATGTACCGGCCCTTGGCGGCGAGATTGAAAAATATTTTATACAGGAGGTACAGCCCGATAAGACAATCGGACTGTACTATTTTGTTCTGGGGCATGACTTTTCCAGGGAGGCTGCATGAACGAGCCTTTGATAACCGAACTGATAGAGGTGCCGGCCAACGCAGAAAAAACAAGGGATCAGATAGCGGCCATCTTATCCCTTGAACTCCAGAACCAATACAGGCTGGCAAGCGAAAGCGGCGTTAAGGATGCGGATGACTATGACATAAAAATATTTGTCGACAATTCCCGCCCATACGATACGGCATCGAACGAACGCATTTCCATGATCAACATCGTGCTACAGGATATAACGGTACCAAAGTCAAACCCGCGCATAGGCGATCAAAAAACACAGGCGATTTATGACATATATTGCATAGCAAACGGAAACGAAACCGCCGATATCAACGACGACAAAAGCGCGATAGCCCGTGCATGTAAGATATCACGCCTCATATGGAGAATAATCACATCCGAGCCTTACACATACCTTGGCATGAGGGGAATAGTTACCCATAGGACATTCACCAAGCTGGAAGCCGGAACGCCGAACGAACAGGCGGCACAGGCAATCGCAATAATCCGCGCACCCCTGGAAGTGCATTTTGCCGAGGGGTATTTTGCCGGCCCCGCCGTGGAATTCGAGGGGTATGATTTTGAAGTAACGCCGGTAACCGGGCAAATTATCGCCGCACCCAGTGTGGCAGATCAGGTAACCGGAACATATAACAACCCACAAGAGGAGGGATCGTAATGTTACCACCATCCGCAATATCCCGCGTAACAGGGGTAAACGTAGAGCCCAGAAATTTCAATCTGGGCGGGGCGCAGTTTTTACCGCAGCGACTGGCCGTAATCGGCACCGGCAATGACGACGCAGTGTACGATACGAGAAAACATGAAGCGACCGGAAGTGCCGATGCAATAGCGCAGCGGTACGGATACGGGTCGCCGCTTCATCTGGCGGCCCGGCAGCTTTTCCCCGATGCGGGGGGCGGTGCCAATTTCCCCGTCACCTTTTTTCCGCTGCGAAAGGCCACCGGAAGCGTCGCCGCCACCGGCGCAATATCGTGCGAAGGGGTGCCGACGGCAACGGGAAGCGGCACGGCGAGAATCGGCGGCATCGAGGTTGAATTCGCCATCATCGAAAACAACACCCCCGCCGCCATTCTTGCCGCCCTAAAAGAGCGCATAGCCGGACGGCTGGAAATGCCCGTTATTCCCGGTACATACGGCAACGATTCGCTTCCGCTTACGGCTAAATGGAGCGGCGATGCCGGCAATGACATCACCATAGAAATCGAGGCCAACGCCCCTGGCGTTACTTTCGGAATCGTGAATATGTCCGGGGGAGCGGTAGACCCGGACGTAAACGAGGCATTGGGAAGGATAGGGCAGGTTTGGGAAACCTTTCTCCTTTCGTGTTTTTCCTATAGGAACCAATCGCGCCTTGACGTGTTCAAAACTTTCGGCAAGGGCCGCTGGGACGAAACGGCAAAGATGCCGTGCCTGGTCGCCCACGGTTGCACCGACGACTTCGAAACCCGCACCGCCGTTACCCGCCAGCGGAAGACAGATTACGTCAATTTTTTTGTCCCCGGCGTTGGCAGTCCCGAAATACCGTTTGTCATTGCCGCAAGGGGGCTTGTGAACATCATGCGTACCGCCAATAGCAACCCGGCACTGAACGATCATGGAACTCTGACGGGGCTACGGGCAGGCCCGGACGAGGAGCAGGAAAACTACCTTACCCGCAACAATTCAGTGCATAATGGTAGCAGCACAAGTATCAAAATTGGCAATGTAATAGAGCTTAATGATACCATTACATTCTGGCACCCGGATAATGAGGCCATGCCGTCCCGCCGATATGTGGTTGACGCCGTCAGACTTATGAACATCGTTTTTAACATCCGTTTAATCATGGAAGACCCGCTCATGAAAGGCGCGCCCCTGGTTCCGGACGATAATCCGACCGGCAACCCACGGGCGATACAGCCCAAAACCGTGCGTACCGCGATGATGAACCTTGCCAACGCCCTTGCCAGACACGCGATCCTTGCCACGTCGGAGTTTACCAAGGAAAACATGACCGTGCGGATTAGCAGCATGAATCCAAAGCGGCTGGATTTACAATTCCCCTGTAAACTGGCGGGAAACGTTGAAGTTTCCTCAACGGATATTTTCTTCGGCTTCCACTTTGGTGAAGCGTAAAACAAGGAGGTAAGATTATGGCATCGGGCCCAGCGGAATCCATAACTTTGGCCGGACGGCGGTTTGTCTGTAATAACGAAGACGATGTAAGCATTCAGCTACACGGCTTCACAAACGAAACGCAGATGCACGGGGACGGAAGTTCGCACGTAGCGAAATCACGGAAGCCCGGGATTATCGACAGCATCAACGTGTATATCGATCCCGCCAGAGACGATCTTGAATACCTGCAAGGTTTGGCAAACAGGCTGGAGACTTTTGACGTGTCGATAACGCTTGTCGATGGGATTGTTTATTCAGGGAGTATGCAGTTGACCGGCGATTCCACGGCGTTGGGGGTCAGGGAAGGGTTTGCCCCGATAACGCTGTCGGGTTCGGTCTTGGAAAAACAGGGATAAATTAGGAGGCTTTAATGCTTGACGGGAACAATGAAAACGATGATGCGGTGGAACTTACCGACATCGACGATACCGGCAATTCGGGAAAAACCCTTGCGGAACAGGAATTCACGGCCTATTGCGAGGCAAACGAAATCGACTGTGACGAGTTGGCGATGGACGAGGATACCCTAAAGGATTTTGTAAGAATCAAGAAACGTTTTGTCAGGGCCGTTACCGAAAAGCGGCTTGTGGTGAACGGGTGCAAAATCGAATACACCGTTTCCGATAAGTCCGTTGGGATGGCGGGACAGAAGATCACCATTGGCCGACCCACGGGGCGTACCATGTTGGCTATGGATGGATATAAGGACAGCCAGCAGGCCGGTAAACTCTTGGCATACATGGCGGCACTGTGCAATCTGTCGAAAACCGAAATTCATAAAATTTCGGGTCTGGACAAAAAGGATCATCAGATCATTCAGGATGTGGCCATACTTTTTTTAACCGCATAGTCTCCGATGTGGCGGTCGGAGGCTCGCGACAGAGGAAGCTGGGTTTGGAGTGGGTATCATACCAGTTGAGACAGATTTACGCCGATTACAACCTTGGTATCCCGATGAAGGAAATCAGCATAGAGGAAATCCGTTTTTTCTATGTGCCGATGATCGAAAGCCTGTGCAAAATTCAGAGAGCGTCAAAAAATGGCAAGTAAGTACGCAATCGAATCTGTTTTCTCACTCATCGACAAAGTCAGCAACCCCCTCAAACGCATAGGTGTAAATTCAAACGCCGTATCCAGGCGAATTCAAAGGGATTTTGTGGCAGCCCAAAGAAGGCTGGACAGGCTTGGCAAGGCTTTGACCAAGTGGGGAAAAAGAGCGGTTCTGGCCGCCACCGCCGCCGCCACTGCCTGGGTAGGGATCGGTGTAAGAAACGCAATAAAACTGGCCGATACAATGGCGATCATTGGCAGTAACGCTAACATTACAGGCCCACCGTTGGAACGATTGCAAAGCAGACTAACGGACGTTGCCAACCAAGCCGGGGTTGCGGTAAACGAGCTTGCGGGTATCGCAAACACGGCAATCGGCCTGGGCGTAGCGTCCAATGCCGCTGCGGACTTTGCCGGCGTGGTTGCCAAAACCGCAAGGGTAACCGGCGCGGCAAACGATACGGTCGTTGCGGGTATTACCAACGTGCTTGCCGCTTACGGCAAAAGCGCGGCAGAGGGGAACCGCATTGCGGGAATGCTGATTACCGCCAACAGGATGGGCAGGACATCATTCAAGGAACTGACTTACGGCATGAGGTATGCGATTCCCGCAGCGGCCTCTATGGGCATACAGGCCGACGAGGTATTGGCGGCGGTAACGGCGTTGACGGCCGGCGGCGAGACAACCAGGGAATCGATGCAGGCCATGGGCAAGGCGTTAAATGCCGTTAGAAATCCAAGCAGAAACGCGGCGGCTGTGGCCCAGCAGTTGGGGATTAATTTTTCGGAAGCAGCACTGCAAAGTAAAGGGTTTGCCGGTTTCATGGACGAGATACGTCGCAAAACAGGCGGCAACATGCAGGTCATGGAAGCACTCTTTGGCAACGAAAGAACCGCTAGATCGATGAGCATCCTTGCCAGTACCGGTGCGGCAACTTTTAACGAGGCTTTAGCCGAAATGTCGGACGCGACAGGGACGGTTGCCAAGGAATTTGCCAGGGTAACCGACACGCCGGCACAGCGATGGCAAAAAGCTATAAACAGAATTCAAAACTCCGGGGTGCGACTCGGCACCGCATTGTTACCGGTGGCGGAAAGAATAATAGCCAAATTTAGCGACGTGGCCGACAGGCTGGCAAGCGTTGACTTTAGCAGGTTTACCGCAAAGGTTGACCGAGGTTTTAGAGCCGTTGAACGGCTGGGAGGAATGCTAGCCGGGGTTATAGGATTTGCATGGAGGTTTAGGGGTGTAATAATTGCAATTGTTGGGGCAATGGGTTTGTATCACGGAATATTGATGGGAGCCGCTTTGGTTACAAAAACATTTGCGATATGGCAAGGCATAGCGAAGGGTGCCGCTTTTGCATGGACATTGGCAACAAGGGGGCAAGCCGCCGCGCTTGCAAAACTCAAAGCTGGAACTCTTGCTTATAACATTGCACAGAAAGCGTTTGCCATCGCCGCAAAAATCGCAACAGCAGCACAATGGGCCTTAAATATCGCAATGAAAGCTAACCCTATTGTACTTATCATCACAGCCGTTGGATTGCTTATAGCTGGGATTGTCCTCCTTGCCAGAAACTGGAGGAGGATCTTCAACGCGATAAGAGACACGGTAGAGAGGGTCGCAACCGCAATAAGAAACACGATCAACAGGCTAACAACAGCAGTAAGAAACATGATCAACAGCGTCACTGGCGCGGTAAGAAACAATATGGAAAAAGTGTTGGCACTCATTACTGTTTTTACAGGGCCATTTGGGATAGTCATATCAGTGGTGCGAGAATTATTAAACAACTGGCACCGTGTGGTTGATGCCTTCAAGGATGGCGGTATACTCAGCGCCATTAAAATAATAGGGAGGGTGCTTATATCCGGATTACTGGCTCCAATTCAGGGTCTTTTGGAACTTTTGTCAAACATTCCAGGGATGGGAAATTTAGCAGGCAGGGGTGCAGAAAAAATAGCAAATTTACGAAATTCGCTTTTGGGCGAGGATTCCAATATTACAGCGTCAACAGGACAAATTATAAAAGCGGGGCAAAACAGGCTGGAGGCGCGAAGGGATAGACGAGCGGCAAGAGCAACAGAAGTCCCACAAGTAGGGTATGACACAACGGCCTATGAAAGAGCCATAAGATCATTGGAAATGCCAAACGTCGATTTCGAGTTTGTCACGCCAAATTTTACAATGCCCGATCTAAACATGGGAGGCTCAAGAATTCACGGCGTTGTCGATATTTCCAGCGGAACCACCGCAAGCCATACCCCTAATTTTAGCAGAGGCAACACCCCAGGAATTTTCACGCAAAACCAACCAACGGCTCCTGCCGTATCGGTACAAGAAGCGATCCGTACTGCCGCATACGGAATAAACAACACGCTAAAGGAAATTCTCGCTGTAAACACCGCCATAAGAACAACTACGCTTGCGCTAGCGACACTGCCGCAACAGGCCATAGATACCGGAAGGGCGGAAAGGGAACGTGCCGAGAATGACAATCCGCGAAATATCCCCCCCGTAACCCGCGAGGAGCGTATCACACATGCCATACAAGAGCATAGGGAAACCCTGGCAATCGAAGTCGCCGCCGCACAGGGAACGCAAGCGCGGATTATACGCGCCCCCAAATCCCCAAACATCCAACTTGTACGCTCCGGGGGTAACGCATAATGGCACCGATAAAAGACGCAAGATATACCTCCCCTGGCGGAAACGAATACACCTTTGCTTTTGGCAACGTAAGCAGGACAACGGAACTAAAAACCAGCGTGTTTACCTACCCCATGTTGGACGGCGCGACCGTCCAGCACCAAGGGCGGGGGGCTATGACGTTCCCGCTGGCATGTATATTCCACGGTGCGGATTGCATGGAAACGGCGACTGCTTTCGAGGAGGCCCTATATGAGCGCGGTGTCGGGGAATTGCAGCACCCTATTTACGGGACACATAGGGTAAAGCCAACCGGCAACATCGTAAGGGAAGACCCGCTGGTAACCGGGATGAACCAGTCGACAGTAACAATAACATTCACGCAACATTTAGACGAAGACGACGAGCTTGAACTAAATGAAGTGGCCGCCAACGCAATAGACGAAAATTACGATCTTTTTGAGAACGCCGCCGCCGCCGATTTTGCCGAGGCTTTGGCATCGGTGGAAAACGTAGGTGAACAGCTTGCGGTGGTGGCCGCACTGGAAACGCAGGCGCAATCTATCATCGACAACACGGAATCGCTGGCAATGTCCGACCGGCGATCGTTTGCGGACTGGCTTGCATCGGCAAACGAATTAAAGGACTCCATAAGGCGGCTATACGACCGTGGAATAAGCGCGGCCAGAAGGACAGAGGCTATCTACGTTCGTGCGCTTAATATCGCACGTCTTACCTTACGGTTAATGAAACTGCCATCCAGATTAGCGGTAACACTGTCATCAAAAATACAGGGGTATGCCGCGCTTACCGCGGTATTGATAAACCAGTTTCGTAACGATCCGTTCGACGTTGCAAAAACACGGAACGCATTTGCGGCGGCGATGCTTGGTCTGTCGGGCGCTGTGGCGACAATCGCCTCCGGCGCGGCAATCAGCACGGCGCAGGCGGCGGCAACATCGGGTACCGGCTCATCATCCGGTCCAGGGGCATCGTCAAGACTTGGGGGGGCGCAAGGCGCAGGAGGAGGCGCAACGGCACAGGCATCCGCCGGCGGAGCGTCCGCCGCAAGCGACGACGGCACCGCAGGGACAAGCCAAAACCCCGGCACCGCCTCCCGCGAGGAGGCGGTGGAAACGGCGGCGAGGATCATCGACATGCTGGAAACCGTAACCGCCTTTAGCGATGCCAGAATAGCCCAGAATATTTTTATCGACGCAAATTCCGTCAGTTACATAAACCTGAAAACGCTTGTCATACAAAGCGCGAAACTGATTAAAAACGCTTCCTTTGCGCTCCCGATGCAAAGGATTTTTACGCTGGACAGGGACAGGCAGGTTATCGAGCTATGCGCCGAGCTTTACGGCACGGTCGATCTTGTTGACGGTTTCATCATATCAAACAATTTCAGCATCGACGAAATCGAGCTTCTGCCAATGGGAACAAGGGTGATGCATTATGTCCAGGGTGCATAGAGTAGGCCCGGGGGATACCCTGGGGTCGATAGCCATACGTTATCTGGGGTCAGGCGCAAAGTGGGGAAAAATTACGGGCGCAAACCCGCAACTGGCAAACAGGCGAACGGCGGCGGACGGCTCCCCCATAATCCATGTCGGCGACACGCTTATCATCCCCGAAAATCAAACCGCACGACCTACCAGCATACATACGGAAACCGTTTCGCTAACGGACAGTGAACAGGATATCGCCATAAAAATTGACGGAAAAAAGTTTGTCGGTTTTACCGGTTATGAACTGACACTTTCCTATGATTCCTTTGATACAATCAGTGTATCCGCACCATATACCAACGCAATGGCGGAACTACGGGATGCCATAACACCGTTTGCTTTTAAGCTCTGCGAGATCTATTATAACGACGAGCTGATATTCAAGGGTTGCCTGTTGACCCCGGACCCGGAATTAACCGGCAACACGGGGGAGGTAACATTACAGGCATATCCGCATTGCGGCATCCTTAATGACTGTATGGTACCCCCGACAAAGTACCCCCTGCAAGTCATGGGTATAAACATACGCGGCATAGCAGATGCCGCCTGCGAACCTTACAATATCCCCGTTGTAATTGACGGCGACATAGGCCCCGATTTTACCGAGGTAAGTATAGAGCCCGACGAAAAGATAATGAGTTTTTTAACCAAGCTGGCAAAACAAAGAAACCTTCTTATTAGCAACACAAGAAACGGGGAACTATTAATTTTTACGGCAAGGCAGGAAAGGGCGTTTGAAACATTTGCCGAGGGAAGCAAACCCATATTATCATTAAAAGCAAATTTTTCCGCACAGGGTTTTTTTTCGCATGTTACAGGGTTTTGCAAAACAGGCGAGGACTACCCTTCAAAATCATACACGCTGGAAAACAGATATTTAATTAACAAGGGTATTATGCGCCATCATTCCATCATGGTTGACGATGCCGAAACCCTGGACGAATTACAGAAAGGCGTGGAGGCATACGCCGGCAGAATGTTTGCGGATTGCGTGTCATACGAGCTTGTGTGCGACACGCACCACAATTCAAGCGGTAGCCGCTTCCAGAAGGGCATGACCGTTTGTGTATATGCCCCAAGCGCAATGATAACAAGAGAAACAAACTTTATGGCACGTTCCGTAAAGTTTACCAGAACCACCGATGGCAAACAAACGATGCTTGACCTTGTACTCCCTGGCTCTTACACCGGAAGGATACCGGAGGTGTTCCCATGGGAATAATCGCCAGATGCATTAAATACGCCGCCGAAAAACTGGTAACCCTTACTGGGGAAACAATAAGGGATTTTAACATAAATACTTTATTGTATACCCCTGCTGGCGATGATTCCATACCGCTACCGGATGAACGGTTGCTGTTGGTTAAAGTAGACGGCGCGGGAAAGTATGTAACAGCTGGGGTATTGACCCCTTCGCAGGGGGCAAAGCCCGGGGAAAAAATACTGTTTGCAAGGGACAGGGACGGCAATGTTGTAAGCAAACTATCGTTCCTGAAGGACGGCACCGTAAAGCTGGAAGCGGAAAAGGATTTTATCAAAAAAATAAAAGGCAACATGAAGGCGAAAATTAAAAATGAATTAAACGTAGAGGCAAAAAATATTACTATTACAGGCACGGGTGATATTCAACAGGACGCAACGGGAAAATTTACCATTAGTGGTGCCAGTATTGAAATAAATGGCCTTACCGAAATAATACTTAAAACCATAGGCGCAACGATGTGGTGTCCCAACGGAATGACAAACTGCGCTCTTACAGGAGGGCCGCATGGAGGCCCCGCAATGGGTATAACAGGACTAAAGGGCGGTTGACATGGCAATGAACCCACAGGCCATGTGCAGGGCCATACAGGATAGGTTTGAGAGTATTACCGAGAACATCCACTGGAAAAACGGCGAACGCCCCCACAAGTCCGCATACATTGAGGCGTTTGACCGGGGGCTTACGGAATATATGGAAGCTAACATGGAAATCGAATACGGCTGGTCGGCGCAACTGCCTCCCCCCGCATCAAGCCCCGATCCCGTGCGATCATTTGTTTCCGGGCTGTCATTGCCCGATAAAACAATCGGGCAGCCGCAAAGCGTGACCGTATGGGGCAACCTAATAAGGGCCTGTTTTGCAGGGGGGATAACACAGCATCCGGCACCCTTTGCCGTAACACCCGGCAGCCTGTTGACCGTTGAGCCGCTAATAATAGCACCCCGCCCCGGCAACTACCCGGCTCCGTTGTTAAACATCTGTGAGGCCATTTACGCATGGCTTCTGGGTTGCATCAATCCGGCACCCCTTGCGGGTACCAACGGCTCTTTTATTGGCGCAACAACGGGGATGGTGATAAGATGAGTTTGCAGACATTCGAGGGCGACCTCCTGCTACATGACACACCGGACGGCGGCGACATCCGCATTGAAAAAGGCTTGATAGTAAATGATCAAACATTCGGCACAGCAGTTTACCTGTCTCTTTTCGGCGGCAACAAAGATGATAACGGTAGGGTTGAAAATCGAAGGACATGGTGGGGCAACACGCTTCGCGGGGTAAACGAAAATCAGCGTTTGGTATCACGTTTCCAGGCAATCATTTTTGGTTTGCCAATGACGACAAGAAACATTCTGGATGCGGAAGAGGCGGCAAGGCTTGATCTAGGCTGGATAATTACCGGCAAAATAGCCGATGAAATCCTAGCGAACGGCAGGGCCGTTTCACGAAATCGTTTCAGCCTTACGATACAGATTAACGCCAGCGGTGAAACCATTTACAGTAACGCCTTTGCTGTTTTCTGGAGGTCGGCTAATGCAGTTTGAAAACAAAACAATCGAAGAGATTAGGGACTTAATAATAAATGCCATTGGCAATAATTTTAATACTGCTTTTCGCCTCCTTCCCAAGTCATTTTTATTTACAATTGCAACGGTGCTTGCGGGGGTATTTGTCACATGCTACAAGCAAATTGCATGGGTGTTTTTGCAATTATTTCCCGAAAGTGCATATTGGCGGACGGTAACAACCCTGGGCATACCGATAAGGCCGCTGGTAAAGTGGGGTGTGCTAATCGGGGTGGGAGAGCCCAGACTTGGCACCCAATGGCGTGGGCAGATTATCGTAAACGTTGTAAGTACCGGAACCACGCTAATATCAGGGACGCAGTTAAGAAGCGATATCACAGGCCGTGTGTATATCACAGAGGACACCGTATCGCTGGAAGGCGATACCGCGCTGGTCCCCGTTGTCTGTGCGGAAATAGGCCCCATCGGAAACCTTGAAAAAAACGATACGCTGGATTTTGTTACCCCCCTTGGCAATGTGCAGAGGACGGCAACGGTCGAACTGGTTGCAGCCTATGGACTGGACGGCGAAACGGAAACGGAGTACCGCGAGCGCGTTATCCGGCGTTTCCGTTCGCCGCCGCTTGGCGGGGCTTTGTCCGATTACCAGACATGGGCATCCGATGTTTCCGGCGTTATAGGCGCGTACCCCTACAGCGATCCAAACTCGGCGGCCGGTGTGCTTGTTTTTGTTGCCGGTGCTTTGGCGCAGTTTCCGCACCGCATTCCAACGCCGGACCTCTTGCGGCAGGTCGGCGAGGCTTGCACGTTCGATCCCGTAACGGGGAGGGCAAACCGCAAACCAATAACGGCGGTACTCGATCCGGCTTTTAACGGTACTTATACAAACATCCGCCCTATATCGGTTATTAATTACACCGTGCGTATCAATAGAGTTGTGGGAATACCAACGGCTGATTTTGCAAATGCCGTCAAACCGGCCATAGAAAACTATTTTCTCGGCAGGGAACCCTACATACGCGGACTTTCAGACGATAACAACAGGCTTGACACAATATTAAGAAACAATGTTACCGGTGTGGTAGATCAAATAGCCATATCACTGCGGGCAGAGTTTGACAACGTTGTTCTGGAGCGAAACGGACGGCCTGTCGCAAGCGAAACGCTGGGCATGGGCGAGCTTGCCGAGTTATCGCAATTGTACGTCAATGGGGTTGCAATATGAGCGGAAAAATTTTTGAGACAATCAAACTGTTATTTCCCCGTTCCAGGGCTTTTGAGTTATTTGCGGACAATTCAAAGCGGAGGTTTTTCAAAGGGCTTGCCGAACTTCCGGGGGATATTCGCAAGGAGGCGGAATTAGCATATTTGGATTTATTCCCAGAAACCACACGATTTCCGGATAAGTGGGAAAGTGTTTTTGCGCTTCGTTTTACTGAGGCCGAGATGGTAAAACGAAGAGATATATTAGATTCCATGTGGAAAATGTTTGCCGGCGATCAGTCAATGTCGTTTCTCGGGTTGTTACTACAGCGTATAGACTCCCGTATAAATGTAGTCGAAAACATCCCCGTTAGCAATCCCCGCCATGCTGGAGTAGACCTCTTCAGAAATCAAAAAGAGCGCTAAACTATACGTGTGAAATACGAAAACACGAAGGAATACCCGTGCGGCAAATTCCGCCGCATGTGCGGGATGAAGAGAAAGACGTTCGAAAAGGCGGT